TTTCGAGTTCTTTGATGTATTCCTCAGTCCCTATACAAAGAACCTGTACCTCTACGGTCTTTGTCCCATACTTCCTGATGACCCTATGGACTGGCAATTTTCCCTTAAGAGAGGAGCGTCGGTGTTTCTTCCACCTAAACCCCAAAGTGTCGTGAGATATTCCTAAATACCTTTTCCCATTTGGGAAGTTTAGAGAGTAAAGTTCCATGTTAATCCTCATCTATGATGATAGGCTCTGGATAACACCTGCACTGGTATATACAACCTGCATGTGCCCTGACGCCGGATCTGCTATCTGAGATGGGGGGCTCATTCCAAAAAATAATCTTCCCATTTAGTTTCTTATGGTCCTCTCGAACATCACTGTCTCCGGAAGTCCTCCAGATATAGGCCTCACTTCCCACATGGGTCGCTCTGGCTTGGGTCAGGTTCGATGCAGTCCGAGCCACCTCAGTTCGAGCAATGCACTTGGCACGCGACAGAGACACCTGACCGGACTTCATAATCTCAGCAGCCAGCTCCTTTGCTCGACCTCCTTCAGTGATCATCTCCATCGTGAGCTTGTGAACTCGTTCGCCTGCCTCGATTGGAAGACTGGTGATCAGCAGTACTTGTTCTTCAAGTAGCTGCTTGAGCACGGCACCCGTTGGGGCGGTCTCGATCTCTCTCCGAAGATCCCTGCTCAGGGATTGGCTCAGTGTGACCCAGGCCTTGTGGTCTCGCTTGGATACCTCTTCCAACATATGGGAAGCCACAGAACGTGCCCAGGGGCGTAGAAGGTCCGAGTACTGAGATAACACATGTTTCAGTGCCGCGAGGTCCTTTACGACCCCATTGCGAGCCATCCCCAGGACTATCGAATCAATTTGCCGAGCCACTTGTCGCAGTTTGCGGAAGTATTCGTTCTCCAAAAGGTGGGCGGCCTGAAATGGGCTCTTCATAATAACCAATCCTCTTCTCTACGTCTAGCCTTGACCGAGCGTCCTTGAAGGGAGGCCTCAATGCCAATAATCTTTCTAGGAATGCAGAGTCCCTTCACCATGAAGGAATCAGTGTCTTCCTCCCATCCACACCTGACCGACTGTGGAACTATAGAGCCAGGCTTGTATAGCTTAGGAGTCTTGGCGTACTGAGTTCCTGGAGTAGGCTCTCTCTTGATTAGCCCACCACCTCCGAATCCTCCTTGAAAGGCTAGCCAATTCGGCTGAAGGGGTTGAACACCTGTAACTACACAGAGGAGACTATCTCCGTCCTCAGTCCAGGCTATTGCTGCTGAGTCTACGGTTCCTGCTTGACCGGTGATACTGGTTAGATCTTCATCTTCTGCCCAGAACAGTGCAGCAGCAGATTGTGCCGTCGCACTCAGTGAGGCGACATCGATATCTTCAGTCCACAGTAAAGTAGCGGCTGATGAAACAGAAGCATTGATCGAAGCGGTGTCGCTTGCCTCTGTCCACAGGATGGCAACAGGATCCCCTTCGAAGACTGATTCATTATAGACATCATTGTCTTCAGTCCAATTCACTACACCAGAGGCCAGGGCATTGGCACTCAGTGCCGCCGAATCGTTGACCTCAGTCCAAGCTAGTGATGCCGACTCAGCTACAACACCCGTCTCAACAAACAGGTCATTGGTTTCTGTCCAGACCAGACTTGCAAAGTCAGAAGCAGAAGCAGTTACTGCTGCAGTGTCATTGACCTCAGTCCAGAGCAGAGCGACCGGATCACTCTCAGTAACCGATTCACTGTAGACGTCGTTGGCTTCTGTCCACAGGAGGGTTCCTGAGGCCAAGGCATTGCCTACTAGAGCAGCTGTATCATTGGCCTCGGTCCAATTCGCAGTTCCTGTTGCTAGCGCGTTAGCTGAAAGTGCTGCGATGTCGTTGGACTCTGTCCAGGCGACGGTGCCTGCATCAAGAGCAGAACCCCATGCAAAATCAAACGCAATCCATGCAGCCATTTATGGCCTCGTGTATTCAGTCCAGCGGGCTGAAACTACCCACATATCCGTGATTGGGTTTTGTGTCGCCAGGACGTAATCCGCAAATAACACCACGCCTTCGAGCGGATTGAGCGTGATCACTTCGGAATCAGATTCAAGGAAGGTGGTCCGGTCGAACATTTCGTAACCCGCCGCAGTGATCAAGCGTGGCGCATATTCTTCTGCAAGGAATGTTCCGGCCGGCAGCGTGGCAGTCAGCGCCGTTGCCGAGCTTGTCCCGTCCGCCGATGCGTCCCCAAGAATGGTGAGCGATGGACTGGAGGTCGGATAGCGCACGGAATCTTCGGTCACCTTGGTCAGCGCAGTTCCGTTCGTGGGCAATACGGTTACTTTCCACGCCCTGATCACGGGCGGCAATACCGTCACCGCTTTGACGACGGTTTGCACCAGATCAACCGTGATTTTTTCAATATCAACCTTGATGGTCGAGCCGGTGGCATTGTGCATCGAGAAAAGTTTCTGTCCGGCCGTTCCCGCGCGCCCCGGCGTCCTGAACGTACCAACCCTGCCCTGATACGAGACCAGACGGCCATCGGTTAGCCTGACGTACTGGTCGTGTCCAGCCGCTCCACGGTCGTATGTGTGGAGGCTTTTGCCAGTTGAGTCTGGCGGCAACTGGATTATTGAATCGGCCACAGTTAGGCATTCCCTCTGCTGATACTGAAGCTAGTCACGCTTAGGGCTAGCCCAATGCTAATTGCTATGGTGTTCAGGTTCAAGTCTGATCCGGCGGTTCCGACAGAACCATCGATCTCCTGAGTCCCTCCAGATGTAGAGACTCGGACCCAAGTAGCATTACCTGCGGCTGTGCCTGTGGTATTGGCGGGTAAGTTTGGAGACAATACTCCCGCAGCAGAGGCGGGAGCGAATGGTGTACCCAGAGTGAAAGTCGCCAACAGGTTAGTGACCGCTCCCCCAGTGGCTGGTCTTACTCCGTCATAGATCTTAAGAGTGCCGGCATTTCCTATGGCCGCAGTGATAGCATCAAGCTGGGCATTCCGTAGAAGTACATTATATCCTGTGGTCATGCTTACTCCTTATAAGTTGTGACGGTCTCGGTCACTTCCTGGGTCAATGGATCCCGATGGACTTTCTGAGAGGCGGACTTCGGGTGGTTCACATAAACATCTCCTGCTTTGACCTCTGGAGTCACTCGAACAAATCCGTCATGAAGACTCATGTGGGTGTCTCCCTGCTTGATGTCGATCTTGGCAGGAGCCACATAGACAGTGGAGTCCCGCTTTGATAGCGCTTCTATGGTCTTGCTAAGGAGCTGAATGGACCGGTCATCCCTGGCAGCAGTATCCTTGGTCATGTTCCTAAGTAAGTCCATGGCCATCTTCAGATTTGGGTCTCCCTCTTTAGGAAGCTCAGGCTTGACCGGAGGGACAACTGGCTTGGTGACCGGATCGCCCCCTTCGGGCGGAAGCAGACCTTCGGCACTTGGCGGCAAGTCGCTCTCCGCAGCTTCGATGTCCTCGTCTGTGATGTTGCTGAAGATACCGGTGACTTCTGAGCTCTGCTTGAGTTCCTGCATCGCAACTTTGCGTGTGATGATCCCCGAGCTCTCTGCGCCAGTTACCGCAGTGACCACCTTTCCAGAGATGTCCGCCTTCTGGTCGTCGGTGAGCTGCCACAGGGACTTGAACTTGACTGCGAATCCTTCGGGCAGTTCGATGCCTTCACTTGCAGCTGCACAGCGATAGACCCGAGTCATCGGGATCTTCAGGTCTCGTGTCTGAGCGGAGAGTATCCCGTCGTAGTAGTTCTGCATGTCGGTGTCGCCACTGGAGAACCCTGCAGGAGATTGACCGAACAGACGAGTGAGAGGAATCTGGAGGGCACCCGAGATCTGCTGGCCGAATTGCTGCAGAGCGTCAGACAAGCCACTGAAGGCTCCATGGGTGTCAGTCTGGAATTCATCGTCTGCATCAATCATGCTGATGCCTTCGATGCCCTGATAACGCCGCATCATGTTCACATAGGATAGGAGGCCATTCATGGCCGCATCGCCTCCGGCTATTACAGTACGCAGGTCTTTGATCTTCAGGGTCCTCAGATGAGCCTTATAGACTAACTGAGCCGCACCTGTAGTGGCGCTGTCAAATGCGACCATGCGGTCATAGAGACGTTCGAGGACAGAGATGCCCCAGAGATTCTCCATGATGCGCTGCCAGTAGGGCAAATGTATCCCCTCCAGGCGTATGCAACGGGAATGGTGAATGGTTTGTCGGGCGAGGCCTGGGGCGTTTGGGGTCACACGGTAGAATTTGGGGAGTCCCATATCAGGACCAAGTTCGGTGACCAGATCGTTGAGGGTGGGTTCGACCATCCAGCGGTCGAGGACTTGGAGGCCACGGAATTGGCCCTTGCGGATGGTGTTGGTGCGAAGAGGGGTCGAAGAGTCTTGACCGTCGATGAGGACTACGCCCAGTGCACCGCCATAGAGACGAGACCAGCGAACAACGTTGCCGACTCCCTCCCAGACCTTGAGTGAGGTGACGCATTCCTCGATGGTCTCGATGTCGCCAGGTTGGATCTCTCCCTTGAGCTCGACACCAGCACGAACCATATCATCTGCGACGATGTCCACAGCCAGACCGCCCAGCCAGCTACCTCTATGGATCCACTCCAATTGGACCCGGTTGCGGGTGATGGGGTTGAACGAATATGTACTGCCCGACATCAGGTTGTCGGTTCCGATCCCCAGATTGGCGGCGAAGTTCACGAAGGAGTCAGTGACTGACTTAGCGTTAGCCTTTGCCCTGGCTTTCTCGTCCCTTGAGATCGCCGTTTTAGCGGACCTCTCTATGCTTTTCTTAATTGCCATTTATTTGAGACTCCTGAATTTTGTCTGCTCTAACCTTATCCCATCGAGCTCTTTGTGCTTTACAGAATCTTTCCCTTTTTACTGGATCAGCAAACTGTTCCCTAGTCTTTTGAGCGATGAAAGCCCGAGTGGCACTTGAGTGTGGAACACAGTGATGGGCAGTTCCCATCTTGGCTATGGACTGTTTAATCTTAGACTCCTCTGTATGTTTCCTTCCTAACCACACCTGGTTGCCAGTGTTCGCCTGACCAACCCTAGCCCTATGCTCAGGGCTATTCTTCATCCCCAATCTACCAAGGCCCCCACCGGGCAAAGTGTTGTATCCAAACTCAGTTCCCCATTTCGGAACCCAGGTCTTATATCGAGCGATCCTTATGACCTCGAGTCTCTCCATCTCCTCGAAGGTCCCCGACTGAAGAACTTTGAACTTGCAGTTCTCAGGCCTGTACTTCCTTAAAGCTTGATAGACCGCGTAATTCCTCTGCTCTTTCTTGGTGTGAAGCCGATGCTGATTCCATCGAGTTTCAGGAGCATTGGTTATCCCAAAGTAGCGCTTGTTATTTGGGAAGAGGATGACATAGAGATGGTGCAAGGATGGACTCCTCTGAGTTAATGAAGTTGGAGTTCTCGATGGCAGAAGGTAGGAACTGTCAGTACCATAAACTTTATGGCGTCCAGAGGCACGAGGCAATGGAGGACAGGCGATGCTTCCGGCAGAGGGGAACTCCAACAGAAGGAAGCCGTTGATTTAGGGGAGGAGTGACCCTGGGCTTGCGCCCCAACGACTTCCATCTGTTGAATCTCCCACCCTATGTTAGCAGTGGGGTACTCTTTAGACTGGCGTATCAACCACAAGTGACTTCAGCTTCTCGACCTGGGCTTCCAGATCAGCGATGTGAAGACGCATGGCCTCGACATCGGATCCGGCAATCGCCGAAGCCAATTCATCACGAAGCTTGTGGGTCTCGGCGACGGCTTTCTCCCAGACGGCCTTGAGACCGTTGACATGAGCCACAGCTACGTCTTCTGTGTGGGCCACGGCTTGGGTGTAGGTATCCGTCAGGACTTGGGCGTCTTGTACTACTGATTGTGCTGCTTCGACTGGTGTATCCACGTTACTCTCCTTTTTGATTATGTTCAACGAATGTCGAACTTGGCTATTATACCGGAACGGACTTCTTGATGTAAGCAGAGATCCCGATGTCCGCTTGAACTACCAAGTCCACATTCCTCCAACCCACTGAGCCGTGGACTGAGACTTGAACCTCTTCTCCTTCAACAGGATCCGGGAGGATGTCCACATAAGAGCGAATCGCTTCTTCTGCCTGGCGGGCATCCTGAAAGTGAATGGGCTGATTCTCAGTGATGACGACCAGCTGCTCTTTGACCAATTCCATCAGGTCCTGTTTGTTCGGTGCCGCTTTGGTGAATGAGTATGACATTGGCTTCTCCTTTACTTTCCTAGTTTTGCCCACATGTCCAAGACATTGGGAGTTCCCAGCATGTCCGCGATTGCGTCCATCTCCGGATCTATTTGGTCATCGTGTGGATGACTGTCATTGTTGGTGAAGGCCTCGTTCTCCGAAATGAAGTCAGCTACCCAAGGTGCCTCTTCGGGGATCCAAACGAATCCAGCTTCGATGTGAGGCAGACCGTCGCCTACCCGAATCAACTTATCCGTGGATCTCTGTATGGCATCCACAGGGATCTTAGCGTGGGTAGCATCTCCAGTCATTAGCTGTTGAATGAGCCCCGTGCCCGACGACTTGTCCTCGATCTTGGCTTTCCTCAGTGAACCGATGACAGGCAGGGATAGTTGACTCTCCATCCCTTTGTGTTTGGCCCAGAAGTCCCTTGCTCGTTTGAGCAGCTCTGGTGCTTCCCACTTTCCGCGGATCAGGTCAATGAGGTAGATGTTGCCATCGTAACCGTGACCCCAGCACTCGAACACCGAGTAGTCGTTTCGTTCCTTAGTCTTCTGGGCGGTGTCAGCATAGATGTTCCTGTATCGGATAGGCGGCAGTACTTGATAGCGTTTGTACCATTCCCCTTTGATAATAACTCCGCCTCGGGTTGTGGGGCGCTGGGCCAACTGAGCCGCTGTGTGGAAACTACCAAGGGTAATCTCCATCTTGCTAATCGTCGTCTCATTCAGACGTTCGGGATGGATCAGTTCGCCTTCTTTGGTTCGAGGATCCTGGTAGCCCAGACATGTGGTCTTGGCATATTCCTTCTTGTACCGCATCGGTAGAATCAGGTGTTCCCAGATCCCCACTTCTTCTTTGAGCAGGTATCCTGTCAGGTCTCCTTCATTCAGTCTCTGGTGTACTAGGACTATAGCGCCTTCCTGGGCGTTGTTTAAGCGTGTGGCGATCGTTCCTTTATAGAACTCTATGGAGGCGAGTCTGGCGATCTCAGAATCGGCCTCTTTTGCAGAGATGGGATCATCGAGGATAATTCGGTCACCGCCGAATCCCGTTGCCGCCCCATCAGTAGAGGAGATGGTGCGTGTGCCCATCTTGTCGTTGTCGTACCGCTGCTTCGTGTCCTGGTCGGTGGTAAGCTTGAATCTATCACCCCAGGCGGCTCTGTATCTGTCCGAGTCGATAATACGACGGGAGTTCACCGCATCCCTAGTTGCCACATCCTTTGCATAGGAGGCAGTCAGGAACTGTTTGGATGGGTTGTCGATCCAATCCCATGCCGGCCACGCCTGTGAAACGATGGAGCTCTTCAGCAACCGGAAAGGCAGATTGATGATGAGTCGCTTGATCTCTCCTCTCGATACCGCCTCCAGGTGTTCACAGATGGCCTGGATATGCCAGTTGTCGCTGTAAGGTGTGCCAGGCTGCAGAACAGGCCAGGCGAACTCCTTGAAGAATTCGTAGAAGGACCGACGAGACTGTTCAGCTACCAGCTCCTCAAGACTAGGGAGCTTCAAGCTTCTTCCTTAACCGGATCAATTCGGCAAGGTCTTTGTCATTCAGCTTGGACAAGTCTTCCTTAGCAGTTCCCCCCAGCGGAGCCTCCGGATCTCCAGCCAGGGTAGTACGATCTCCATACTTGCTCGAGTAAAGACGAGCCATACACCACTTACGTGTGTCGATACGGAGTTTGTTGTGTTGAACCTTTCCCCCGTCGGTGAACCCGTTAGGTGATTGACCAGGATCCTCATCGGCGATCTCGAGGAGCTGACTCTCAAGGAACTCCGCTTGGAGCTTCTTGGCCTCAGCAAACATCCGGGAGAATCCTTTGCGTTCCTCCAAAGGAAGAGCATCGTCGGCTCGGAGCCAGCGCCAGAACTGACTTACTGCGGGAAGGTTGATTGTGTCAGTGGACAGGATCTTGTGTAGACCCTTATCCGTGGTGGCCAGCATATCACAGATGCGAGTGATAGTTACTTCTTGGTCAAACTCCATCCCGGAAGGTCGACGACCCACATGGTCGCGGGGCAGAGCTCGGTCTTTTGGGCGACTCATTTTGAAGTTCGAGATATCTTTCGTGGTTGATGGAGTACTGCGTGGCTTTGGCGAGTCCCATTCTCTTCTTTCCATGATCCTCGAGGACCCCTACAGCAACCAACCTGTCGAAGGATCGCTTTGCAACAGCGTTCCGGTTCGGCAGTATGTGTGATTGGGTGAATAGCTTTGGGGCCTTGAAGCAGAGGTCTGCGAGTTGAAGATCTAACTCCCTTTCCAGCTGCTGGCTGCGGTGTATCAGGGTGGCTACGGAGATCTTCATAGGGACTCTAGTAGTTGATAGCCGTCATTCTACCAGAATGAGTTGCAAAAGTAAATGTGATTTAATCGAATTTTAAGTAGAGGGTGTTGGAGTTAGCAACCTCAAGCAGTATGTCGCCGTGGCAGGGCTTGGGAGCACAGAAGCACAGTAGGTCCTTGCCCCTGAGCTCCCGCCTGGCTGCTGCTACCAGTTCCGGCTGTGCTAAGAGCCATTCCCGATACTTGGCAATGACCTCTTCACGGGTTCCGTCCCGACCAATCTCAAATGGGTTGCCCCACCGGCCGCGATAGCCTTTACCTCGACCGATGTAGACAGGGCCTAGATAGTTGTGGTCTTTGTAGAAGTTAAGAACCTTGGGCATCAGTATGGCCCATTGGGATTCTCGAGCCTATCAGGTTCCACACCTAAGAGGGCTAGGGCTTGTTGAAGGAGTAGACGCAGTGAAGGATACCCTCCGGCTCGGAGTATCTCCTGGATGATATGAATAAGAGCCTCTCGTCTTGGATCTTCGATGGGGGCCACAGAGATCGGAGCGAAGTGGCCAGCCTGAGCCAGACACTGAAGACCCTTCGCCCACTTGACCGCTCCCTCCTTGTCGTTCTTCAGGATGAGGAAGGCTACATTCTCATTGATCTTCCTCAGTTCCCCGACCTCCATCAGGAGTCTTCTCTCTGAGGATTGAAGCTCCTTGAATCGAGTCTGCAGTTCGGTGAACTTCTGAAGCTCAATGGTCTCAAAAGGTGACAGGGGCTTAGGGTCTTCCTCAGGGAATGGCCAAGGCATATGACTACTGTGGTGGCTGAAGTCCTCGCAGTCTCCACAGACAGAGGGAGAACGGTTCCTACATGGTCGGGTGCAGTTTATCATTTTGTCATCTCCTCAGTTACCAGCTTGACGCAACCTGGACAGATACACTTGCCACTGTGCATGTTCTTCAGAAGTTATCCACCGATGGCGCAGAACTGGCAGACATCCCGCTTGTTATTCACCCAGAACCATTTCATGCCTGACTCCTTCCGAGTTCTTCCAGGTTCCGCTTGTACTTCATGATCTTGATCAAGTACAGTGCCTGCCACTTCGCATTAGCCAAGGCATGATGCAGACCATTGTTGACTGGGGGCTTGGCCACATCAGGATACATGTTCTTCATGGTCCGGTAGCAGCGATTGCCGCGGATCCGATCCCAGGGCACCTGCTGGGTGCAGCCGTCATAGGCGTGGATCAAGATGGGATTATCGCAGTCTGACCCGTTGCCCCAGACCTCTGACCCTTTTGGCATCCACAGGGAGAAGTTGAGTAGGGCCTCCGCGATGTGGATGGCGTTCGGATCCGTGATGGCGGCTCTGGCTGGCGCAGACTGCTCCAACCAGAAGAGGACGGTGTCAGCATCCAGGGTTCCTCCCATTTTGACTGATGTACGCAGGTCAACAGGAATGTAGATCTCCCGCTTGATGCCGGTGAGGTCGAATTGAACCGCCCCGATGGATGCAATGGCAGCAGTAGGGATCTTACCTAGGAACTCCAGGTCAATCATGATTTGGGGTTTCATACAGCCTCCAGATAGCGAATGGGCTTGTGGGTGTCGAGGGCGTACCCGATCTCGCTTCGTGTGGATTCCCCGATGTATCCCCCGACGTTCAGGACCAGAACTTCATCGGCCAGGTCGATCTTCCTCTTGTGCAGTACGTCCAGGGCGATCTTCTCCTTAGCAGTGCAACCTACAGATTCGCCAGAGGCGTCCGTGAGCGAGTGGCCAAAGAACCCCACAGACAGAACAATGTTCCCCGCCATGGTCTCCCGATAGTTCGCCCGCATGAACTCATCCCGAAAGCGAGTGGATCCACACAGGCAGACGACCTTGGGAAGCGGTGGGCGACACTCGAACCGGAACATGGCTTGATCGAATCGCCTCACGTCTTTCTGGTCGTGTTTATTCCGTAGCGTGCTGATTAGGTAATCCCGCAGCTCCATCGCCGCATGTACTACCTCTTTAATTTGACTCATATCTCTTTACCTCCTCAGGTTGTTTGACAAATTTAATCCGGTGCTTTCTTTCTCCCGTCGCTGGATCAATGTCGACATGGACGAGTACATTATACCGCGGAAGCTCAGCATCCATAGGAACCTCATCGAAGTCTTCACTCATAGCTGTGTACTCCAGTGCCCCTTCTGCATACCTCATCTCACATCGAAAGACCAGGATGCGATCGTGGATGAGACGAAGGACCTGAAGCATCGACTCATTCATATCAGCAACCCTTGATACTCGAAACTTACCTAGACGTCTTGTGGCCATACTTATTCTCCTTTGGTTACTCGATGCTTTCTCTCTTCCCGAAGCTGGACTACGTAGTCCAACGGGTATCCTTTGAAACTGTCCACATAGATGCCAGGACCGAACTGCTTCTTAGCTCCACAGTCTGGGCAGTCCATTGCACACAGAAGATGGGTGTGCTCCAACCAGGTTATAAAGCGACCGCAGTGGATACACTGGACGAAACGTGCTCTTCTGTCATTGACTCTCTTAATTACTTCCTTGGCCTTCTTCATCGCTAACTCCTCTCGGTGCTTCAGGGCCTCATTATACCGCACATTACCAGCATCTCTTTCCCGGGCTGAGATTGCCCCGCGCTGGTAGAGTCTATCCCAGTGAGTGCTCATCAACTACCACCAGATACTCACTCAGGTTCGGGAGATTGAAGTGCTCCTCATCTTCGAACCCCCAGAAGACACCCAGCTCAGCGAAGAGCTTCGGGTACTCGGCCCGACTGAGACTCCTACCGTCTGCCGCCATGAGGCCGGTCATATCCTTGATGGGAAGATCAAACCAGTCCCAGGCCAAGAGAGTTCCCGACTTCAACAGAGCAGTTTCCGCAGAGGGATGAGTACGACAGTAAGAACACGTAGGCAAACCGTGTCGCAGACAGGGGTGATCCAGCGGATCCTGGTAGACCAGCCAGGACAGAACAATGGATATGGTGATAAGGCCTACGACAATATAGATCATGTTCTCTTCTCCTTCCTTCCCTGGTCGGTCATAGGAATATCGTCGCGGACCCTGAGCACGGGCTGCTCCATGGGTACTGGGCACAAAAGGACCTTCAGACCTAGGATGGTCTTACCTGTGTCTCTCATTTCATCCCCTCCATCCATAAGACCAACTTCAATTGAAGACCATGAAGTCTTCGGTAGACCTCGCGTTTCGAGCAACGCAACATCTTCGCCTTTTCATCCACAGTGTAGGCATCTTCCAGGTAATAAAGTTTGAGGAATTCCTTGTCAGTCCTGCGCTGCTTGGCTACAAATTGACCAACCTTCATGGAGACTTCATCTATGTGGATGGTCTTAGGCCCAGACCCCTTAGGAGCACCAGGAAGGATCTCACCTTTGCCATCCATGATCTTCCCTGTCACAGTTCCACCATATCCCATCGAAGTACCGACCACATGGAGCTGCTCATACTTAGCCCACTGTCGGAAGAACTCATGCCCATCCTTAACCATCCTCTGCTCCCATTGATACGCGAACTGGCATTATATCAGGATACGGTTCTCAACTTCCTCTTGATTGTAATCACCCTAAACTTCTCACCCTCCTCCTTTATTTTCCCTTCTTCAAGCCACTCTTCAACCTGTTTAGTGGCTTGACGTCTAGAGATCCCCATCCCTTTAGCCATACTCTGGACACTAAAGGCCTCTTTACCGATAGTCTCTAAGAAAGACTTACCACTAACCACTTCATAAACTACAGAAGGCCCTCCTCGAGATGACTCAGTTCTTAACTCCCGTATTGAGCCCGCTTTCTCTAATCGGATGAGTAGCCCCTTGACCTCGCTCCAGGACTGAAGCTTTAATTCATGCCCTAAAGTACGATGAACGGAATTGACCGTGAACTCCTCAGACATATGGGATTTTAATAATGGGAGGAGTCTCTCAAATTTCTCATCCCCCTTCTGGTCTATCAACTGAGCATCTTGTGGAGTGAGATACCTAACCCCATAATTAGTTGCATGAACCACTACCCTTCCGGAATCAACCAATTCAGACAAAGCTTGATAAAGATCTTCCTCGGGGTCTTGGTTCCCTTCCCTCCGCATTACCACCATCAGTTCCTCGAAAGTTACTGACTTCCTTCTCTGTATGTATCCCAACATATTTTTCTCCTTTCCGTTTACCGAGCACCCTCGGCTAGCATTCCCAACCCTACTATTAATATAGTAGGATTGGGTATACTACCACGTAGGGAGCCCTGGTGTAAATGATACCGGCGTCTTTTGCACAGGCTGCGCATGGATCGTGCAGCTTAAACGAGGGTTTTAATAAGTAGAATCAATAAGTTACGAGACTTTTCGTGCAGCATCGTGCAGCACTGCGCGACAATAGCTAGAAATGACCCCTCAGGAACCCACCTACCCCATAAGATCAGTTTTCAAGTTTTCTGCACAGAAAATACCCGAAAGCCCGTGCATGCTTGCACCGTTTGCGCGATCTTGTATAAATTTTACTCAAAATGGTCCCATAACAGGTATATTGCGCAGCGTACAAATAAATCTTCAAATACCCCTTTACAACCAACCAAGACCGTGATGTAATGGGTCATCAACCAAAGGAGATCACCATGAAAACCCAAATCAACTGCACCAGCAAAGACATCAAACCCCTCATCCGGAAACACTCCAAGAGTCTCAAGCATGTCCACTACAACATATTCGTTCGGCCCTTCCTCCCTACCCAGGACAACAGAGGGTTCGAGGTAGAGGACAGGAAGGCTGCACAGCGCCTCGCTAGCCAGTATATAGGGCACGAAGGAGACTACCCATCACAGTCACATACTGCAAGCAGCTACCGACGGACTACAGCCGCTACCCCATACTCACTCGATTCCTGGTAAAATTAGAAACAGCGACAGGAGACCAGCTGACGTGGTGGACCAGCAAACCACATCAACCTGGAACGACGTTCAACAAGTTCACGGTCAAGGGCCACTCAGAGTACGACGGCATCAAGACCACAACGATTCAACGCTGCAAATAACCAAGGAGAAAACAATGAAACTCACCACAACCCTCAACAGAATTCGTCAACATTCACCCTGCCAGTCAGGTGGGAAGACCCTACTCAAGCACCTCGGGAAGACAGAGTCGGATGATACCGAGATCAACCTCCTCACCATCCTTGACTCGAATGGAGTACCCGATATGCTCTGGTGCCTCAGGGCTACCGTCGAAGATTCCAAGAAAGTTTCCTCACAGCTAGCAATCGAATTCGCTGAGGAAGCGCTGCCTATCTTCGAGGCCCGCTACCCGAACGACCTCCGGCCTCGTCTCTGTCTGCAGGCCTGTCGGGACTACCTGTCTGGGGTTATAACCCTGGAGCAACTCCGAAAAGCGAGGGAGGATGCTGCTTATGTTGCTGATGCTGATGCTGCTGCTGATGCTGCTGCTTATGTTGCTTATGTTGCTGCTTATGTTGCTTATGTTGCTGCTGATGCTTCTTCTGCTGCTCGACAATCAGCCAGGGATCGCCAAGCTCAGATCATTCGATCAATTCTAGGAAACTAACATGAAACCAATGAAGTGCACCGGCTTGATGAACAAGGATGGAACCCTCAACCTTGACAAGATCACCTGGCCGAAGATGGCCTCTCCGAAGTTCGACGGCAATCGCTGCTATGTGGAGAACGGAGAGGCGAAGTCCTCCAGTGGCAAACCGATCAAGAACAACCACATTCGCAGGATCCTGAGCAATCC